GTTTTTATGAAACTTTTGGGTAATCCCTCAGGTAATTGTAACACTGTGGTCGATAATACTTTGATCCTTTACATGTTGATCGCTTATGTGTTTATTGAGGCTTTTGCGGAGTTAGGTCAGGAATTGACCTTTGAAGCATTCAATCGTGAAATTGTGGCTGCACTTTATGGCGATGACAATACTATGACGATGTCTGAAGTCATGCGGAGAATGGTTCCACCTGAGACTATACTGCGTATCTCCACAAATGTCGGTGTTATTTTGCGCAACGAATATCCTGATTACAGGGAGGCTACGCAGTTGAAGTTCCTAAACATGTCTACTAAACGTTATGAGGGGTTTTGGGTGCCTGTTCCTGATACCAAAAAGATGCGTGCTTCTTTGTTGCACCATGATCCCTCTGTTGTTACTCGTTACGCTCGTTTGTGTGGGCTACGAATTGTTTGTTTCTGGAATGAAGATGTCTTGCGGGATGTCAACGAACTCATATACATAACTGAGCAGCAGCTTAGTGGTGTGCAAGATGTGCCTGACAGGCACACTGGTATGACCCCAACCCAGGTGAAGAGGGGTTACATGACTGACAGTCAGCTGCTGTCGTTATGGTTAGGCAAAGAGAATAAAGAGGTTTCCGGTGTAAACACATCCCTTTTTAAAAACGATTTATCGTTTATGTTGCCTTATATTGAGGATTGCTTCAATCACTGTCTTGGTTACGAGGGTGAGGGTCATTTTTGTTCTAATTGTGGCATGCAAGCCACTGGCAAGTATTGTTGTGGTTGTGGTTTACCCACCCCCAAACCGACCACCAAGGTGAGTTCATTGCCAAAACCCACAGAGAGACCTTTTCTTTATGACACTGCTGTGTCACACCAACCTCGTGTGTTGATTCCAGATGTTAAAGATGTTTCTGAATGGGACAGAGGAATTAGTGATTGTATTTTCCCTGTTCCAGGTCATTTGCCTGACCAGTGGATTTGCCGATTGTGTGACATACCTATTAGTGGTGGTGTTAATGCAGTTGCGCATTCGCTTGGTGTCGCCCATATTAAGCGTAGGGATAGGAAATTTGACTCTACTAAAGGTTATGAGGGTGAAGGCCCTGATCCCTTGTCCATTTTTTCCAAACTTGGTTTTAAATACCATGGCAATTGGGGTGGACCTAACTATGGTGGAGGTAAGCATTTGGAAGTTGGTCGTCCTGAAGTAATCGACTGGCGCGTTCCCGCGATTGATGATCTTGATGAGTCTTTCAAAAGGCATGATTACAACTATACTCGTATGTCTCAGCGTCGTGCTGACAAAATATGGTTGTCTCATGCAAAGAAATTGCCTTTCTCTCTCAAGAAACAATTAGCTCAGGTTGGTTTTCATTTCAAGTCTACCGAGTCTGATGATTTGTTACCCAAACTGTCTAAATCTGAAATTGTTGATCCTGAT